ACTGATGCCATTGATGTTCTTCCTAATGGTGTCCACGCTTTCGCTGGACCTGGCTCTGTTGAAGGACCTAATGCATTCATCACCACTGCTGGCATTTTCGATCAGGCTGGTGCAACTGATGCAGTCACTTTCCCTGGATGGGAATATGATGAGCCCAACTTTGACCATGTGCCACTTGGATCTGCCAGTGCTGGTCAGTACTTTGTTCCAGCTAACCCTGCTTCTGCTCGTGCTAATGGTGGCAGTGTTGACTTCCAGTCTGCTGTCTCTGATGCTGGTACATTCGTCCTCACTGAGACATCACTCGACATGCACTGCTGGGGTGAGAATCCAGTCGTTACAGCCAAACTTCAGCTTAACGGCCAGGATCGCTTCTCAGAGCGTGAGGGCACATACTTCGACCTTGTCCAGCCCTACCAGCACCACACCCGCTCCCCTGACACAGGTATCAATGTATACTCATTCGCCCTCCGGCCCGAGGAGCACCAGCCATCAGGAACCTGCAATTTCTCACGCATTGACAATGCCACACTTCAGCTTGTTCTTTCCAATGCTACCGTTGGCGGTACCAACACTGCCAAGGTTCGCGTCTATGCCACCAACTACAATGTCCTCAGAATTATGTCCGGTATGGGTGGTCTCGCCTACTCTAACTAAACTATTATTCTTGTTTTTTTCTTTATCTAGCTATGTGCTAGCCTAAAATTATATTTCTTATAAAAAAAATATAATTTTATATTATATATGCCAACTAGAAAAAAGAGAAAAATGAGAAAGGGTAAAAAAAGTAGAAAAGCAGGAGGGTTATTAGATTTTATAAAAATGAAAGATAAAGGATGCCCTGAAGGAACAACAAGAAAGTTTGGTGCTCATTGTGGATTTTTTAGAGGACCTTTTGGCTGTTGTCGAAAACAATTACAATTTTCAGATTTTAAATTAGGTGGAAAGAAAACTAGAAAATATATGTAATTAAATAAATTATTATTTCTAAATAGTTAGTATTATGGATTTAAATATTGATAACTATAACATTGATGAATTACTTAATTTATTTAATATTAAAGAAAAAGATAGTAATATAGATACATTGCAAGAAAATTTATCTAAATCAATTACATTAATTAATAATGAAGCTGATAATTTACCAGATGATAAAGATAAGTTAATAGAATTTTATACAAATGCAGCTTTCAAAATTTTAAATAGTAAAAAAATAGTAGAAAATAATATAAAATATAATAAACAACATGAAATCTCAGATAAAACCTACAAAAATAATGATTCATTTCTTAATAATAGTTTACTAGATGAAAATGAAAAAATTACAAATAGAAAATTAATAAATGGAGGAATAAGACAACCTATTCCTCCAAATTATACAATAAATACAAATAATAACAATTATTCAGAAGGTATAGTAAATCCTATTGAGAGAGAAAGTATAAAAAGTATATTATCAATAAATAGTAAATTTAGAGATAACTATAGTAAAAGTTCTACTGATTTTATTGTAGAATTAAATGAACCAATCAATAATGTTACTTCTATTAAATTAGCTTCTATGGAAATATTGAATAGTTACTATGCAATATCAGAATATTTAAGAACTAATGTATTTTCCATACAATTTTTTCAATATAACATCAAAACTAATGATATTTCTATAAATAGTATTTTTACACAGAAATTTACTATTCCAGATGGTAATTATAATGTATATTCAATGGTTGACACTATAAATAATATTTGTTTTCTAAATAATGAAAGTGACCCTAGTGGTATCAAATTTTATAGACTTGTTAAAACGGAATATGATGAAATTAAGGGTAAAATAGGATTTCAATTAAATGATTTTTCTGGTAATTTCCCAGATATTAGTTATAGTTGGGGATTTAATTTAGATTTTAGAGATAAACCCTTTTCAAATAGAGCACCCTTTTTAAATTTCGGCTGGCTATTGGGATATAGAGAATTAATTTATTATTTTTTTGAGCAACCGAAGCCAAACCCTACTCCTTGTGATGATGATTTTTTTGATTATAAATATAAATCACCTTGTACTGACGGTTATAAACCATTTTATCAATTTATAAAAACAAATATATTAAATATAGGATTTAATCCTGAAGCAATTGTAAATTTAATTGGAACCCAATATTTTATGTTAGAGGTAGATGATTTTAATAAAAACCAAAGTGAAGTATTTAGATCAAATATAGAAGTAAAACATAATGTTAAAGAAACATTTAATTATAGTGTATTTAATGTATTAGCAAGAATACCAAATACTGGTGATTTTTTTAATATAATATTTGAAGATTCATCAGATAGAGTATTTAAAAGTAGAAAATATTTTGGACCTGTTAGAATATCTCGATTAAAAATTCGTTTACTTGATGAAAATGGTATTGTTTTAAATTTAAATAATAATGATATTATTATTAATTTAGAAATTGAAACTATAAATTCTTCTTATAAAAATTTGGTATATCGTAATTAATATTATATATTATGAATTAAATTGTTTAATTGATATATCAAATAGTGATGATAATAAATTTTTAATTATATTATCATGTTTTATATTCTCTCTATATAATTTGTAATTGATTGCACTTATTTTATTATATATATATTCATAATTATTCCAATCATTTGATTCTATTATAAAATTTTCATTATTTTTTAATAAATAAATATTTTTATTAATAAAATTATTAATAATATAATTTTTAATTACAGGAATACATCTTAATCCAAAACAATTTGCAAATAAATTTACATCTATTTTATCAAAAAGTACAAATTTAGATTCTGATATAATTTTAAATTTTTCATTAAAATCACTGTAATCAATTACATTTTTTTGTATTAAGCTTGTTTTCTTTTTAGATAATTCATATTCTATAATTTTATTATTTAGAATTTCTATACAAAATTTACTTTTTTCTAAATTAGTTTCTGCTATCTTTTCTAACAATTCTGGATAATCACTATAATAAAAACCAAATAATAATGGTTTATCTATTTTACTTAATTCAACATCTAAAGTATCATCATGATTACATAAGAAAAATCCAGAATATTTGCGAACATTATTATTTAACCAGTATTTTGATGGTTTATCAGTTAAAATAAAATTATTAAATGAAAAATAATCTACATATGCTTCTAATTTTCCAAAATAATTACTATCTTTTGTAATCATATCAATTAATTGATATAATCCTGGTGGATCATTATTTCTATCCCAAATTGCTATACCATCTCTTTTTGGTAAAATAAATTCAATCATTCTTTTTGCATATTTTAAGTTTATTAAAAGCATATAAATTATATTATATGAAGCCATTCTACTATACATTTCTTTATTAACTGCTATAATTTTACTCTCTAATTGTGTAGACCTAATATTTAATGCACATATATTTACAAGTTTACAATCTTCTTCATCAATAATATTTTGCGAAATGTCAACTGTATTTTGTGAAATATCAACAATATTTTGCGAAATGTCAACTGTATTTTGTGAAATATCAACAATATTTTGTGAAATATCAATATTGTTTTGTGAAATATCAATACTGTTTTGCGAAATATCAATATTGTTTTGTGAAATATCTAGATCTTCATATTTTCTTATATCAAGATAATTTGATTTTTCTTTAACAAATTTCTTTTGAATTTGCCAGTTACTATTTATATCTTTAAGTTTTAATTTATCACTTATTGCAAAAAAATCTTCAGTAGAAACTAAAATATTATGTGGTAAAAAGTAATTAATATCAAATTTATTTACAAAGTTATATAAAATTTTAATATCATATTCAACAAAGCATTTATTTATTTCTCTTAATTCATTAAGAGAATATTTAGAAGTATCATAATCTTTCCATTCAGAAATATTTTCTGAATATAGATTCTCTATTTTTTCTAAAAATAAAGCATTATTTAAATATAATATATTCTTTATATATTTTTGTTCTATATTCATAGACATATAACCTACTGAACGAGAGACAAAACCGATTCCCTGTTTTATAACATCATCACTTATTTCTATTTTATTAATTAAATTAATTCTACAATCAATATAAATAACTTCATTAAATAATTTTATACCTTCACTTAATGTTAATAATAAATTTTTAGCATATCTAATATTATTATCATCTAATTTTTCTAATATTAACCATTTAATATTTCCTCGATAATTAATTGGAAAATTTAAAATATATTCTTTAGTTTCATTAGAACACGCTATAAGTATATTATATTTATCATAAATGAAATTTAAACTAATTAGATTTGCAAGTAAAAAACGTTTATGTTCTATTTCTTCTTCTAAAAAACAAAAATTCATATAAATAATATTGAGAAAAATTATATTATTATAACTTAATAATATAATGCCTAAATGTATTAGAACACGAAATATTTTAGGTCAAAGAAATAGTTGTACTAGTAATTCAGTAGGGCATATATCAAAAAATATTATAGATAAAAGTAGTGACATTAATAAATTTGCACAAGATATAATAAATTATGCTGCAGTAGAGATAACTAATAATTTATTGAATACAAATAATCTTCAGGTAATACCTTTAAAACCAGTAGAATTACCACTTAATATAGATATTGATATTCCAGATATTGTTTTTAATCAAACAAATACCATTTTTAATGAAGTAACTGAACAAGTGACAAGTATTCCTAGTATACCAGAAATAGAAATAAAATTAATATCTAATGACTTTATTCAACCTTATTTACAAGTAGGACCTTATAAATTACCACCATATAGTGAATTTGTTAGATTAATAACTTTAATTGATTCAGAATTAAATAGTATAGAAAATAAACCTAAGTATAAATTAAATTTATACAGAGGAATACTTGATGTTTTATTAAGAAGTCGTACTATGTACTTTTATGATTTACAACTTCAAATGCAGGTTGAAACTCTTAGAAAAAAAATATATGAATTAGAAAATTTAGTATTGAAATATTCTACTCAATTAGCATCTTGTCAAGGTTCTCAAAATGGCTATACTCTATCAGGTTCTGTTGGTATAAAACTTAATAAACCAAAGAATCTTATATATGCTCAAGCTATACTCAATATAAATATGGCTTGGTATTTGTATTTATATAATACAAAAACAATAGAATATGATAAATATCAAGGTATTATAGAGTTTATTAAAGAAAAAGGAAAAAAAGAAGCATATGATGAGCTTATCAGTTTGCTAGATGAAAAGTATAAAGATATTGAAGATGAATTAGACTCATCTTGTGATAATACTGATAGTAATTCTGGTAATAACTCTACTAATAATTCTCACCAAAATTCATCTTGTAATAATAGTAGTGATAGTAGTTCTGGTAATAATTCTGATAATAACTCTAGTAATAATAGTAGTGATAGTAGTTCACATTGTGATTATACATCAAGTAGTAGTTTATCTAGAACTGAAAGTTTTTACTCAGATAATTTAAATTTTTGTAAACTACCATACCGTGGTAGAGCTTTAGTAATACCAGGTTGTTTAGACATATTACAGCCAGAAAAATTTCGAAAATTATCATCTATTAGCGAATATCATATGCATTTTAAATATAAAACAAGTTACAAAAATAAAAAAAATAAAAAAAAATCATGTAAAAAATCATGTAAGAAAAAAACCTGATATAGATGATTTACATTTTCATTGTTATCCAAATGATTCTCGCGCGTTAGTAGTTTCGGGTATATTAGTTGTTGAACAGGAATCAAAATATTAAAAAGATCTGGTTATGCATCAATATTTAGGAAAAAAAAAGAATCTAAAGTTTGTGACAAATTTATCTGCAAAAAACATTAAAATTTATGTAAAAAATTAATTCTTATTATCTATTATAAAATGTCTTCTGGACTCCAGATACCTGGTTCACTTGGTGTTACATTAGAGAATCTTTCAGCCGTAGGCCAAAGCCTTGACCTTGACATCCAATACCAAGTTGAAACTACTGATCGTGCATCAGTCAATGGCTCAGTTGGATTTGTCAACTTTATTGAAGCATCTGTTAATATTAACAGTTACATCACCTACGATCCTAGCGGCGGCGACACAAGAGATGATGCTTATGCATTATCCCCAATCGCAGTTACCTCCGCAAGCGCTAACAATATAAGATACGACCTCCCATCTGTTGGAAATGTTTCCATTGATGCAGGTCTAATTGATGCCACAGATCCCAGCGGTAATTCACTTGGTACATTCCCTGTTACATTAACTGTAAATTGTGATAATCAAGGTGTAATGACATCAACCATTGCCATCTCTGGCCAGGATACTCAAGCAACAGCTAGTGAAGATCCTTACCTTGCTCAGAAAGCTTACTGGCCAAATATTCAGGCACTACCATCTGTTGACCCTGATGATGGTGATGAGCTTACCACCAAAGTTACTGCAGCACAGCTTACAACTTACTATAGTAAGGAACTCGAGGATATTAACGCCCAATACAATAATAAAAATTTGATTACTAGCTGGGATATCAATATTTTTGCTATTGAATCGTCAACTAGTAACGTACTTTCTAAGCATGTAAGATTTATAGGAAGAGCTGGTGATAATAACGTTTTTCAGGAGGGTGAGAAACTGGTTGCCGGCACTCCATTTACATACGGTGTCACTATTAGTGACTACCTTGGCATTGACCAGACTATTGTTGCACCTACATCTGTAGTTGGTGTCCTCGTCCACTCAGAATCATAAATTATTATAAATATTATATAATTGGTGAAGAATCATTATGAGTTATTCTAGCATAAATAGGAGTTTCTTCAATAATTGTTTGAATTTCACCATCAAAATCTTGAACAGTATAATGATATGGATATGCAGTTTTTAATATTATATGCTCTCCATTAAAAAATATATTTGGATATATTCTTTTTTTAATTTCAGCATATGCATCTAATACATTTGGAATATTATTTTGACTAGCATTTACAGGTAGAATATTAAATTCCCATTCTTTTATTATATTAACCGAATATAAATTTTCTATAATATCAATTTCATTTTTAAAGTGATTTTTTATATCTTCTGATTCTAATACATTTGTTAAAATATCCGCATCATTAGGTGATATTGTTGGTTTATCATTTCCCCAATATACTTTTTGTACTTTTAATGGATCGTCATTAATATTTGCAGTAATACTATTTTTAGAAATATTAACTGAAGCATTACTAGTTCCATCAGAATTAGCTGTGATAGTTAGAGTTGGAGAGAAAGCCTCCATATTTTGTTCATTTGGATCAATTGCATCAATATTACCAATATTAATAGTTTTTGCTCCAGTTGGTAAATAATATGATATATTATATTTATTATTACTAGTTTTATTAATTTTTTTACCAGTATAAATAATACTATTATTTTCTAATAATAAACTTTGATTTATATTAGCTGTTATATCAATATAATATTTTGCAATTTGTTCTGGATAACTATCTTGTATTTCAATTTCTTTTGTTATAATATGTTCTATAACTTCTTGGTTTGAAAAATTAGAGATTTTAGCAATTATATCGATAGTATATTTACCACCTATAGGATAATTGTTTCTTTCAATTAATAGATTAAATTCATAATTATTATTTATAGTATTATCTTTTTCAGGATAAATAACATTATTATCTATTTGTATTTCAATAATACTATTTGTATATATTTCAATTAAATCAACATTTTCTACTTTAATAAATATATTTAATATTCCATTAGGTGCTTTATAAGGTATAGTTAATTCTTCAATATTAAATTCTAATAATCTTGCCATCTTAATTTATTATAATATTAAATTTATATTAAATTAAGATTTATTACTAATTACACCATAAACATTAGAATGGGGAATAATTGTAATATCATTATTTAAATAATCAGATATTGTTACTCCATAAGAAAAGGGGGTAGCAGCAACCAATTTTTGATCTTCATCAAAAATTTGGGTAGTACCAGCTTTTCCTATATATCTTACATGCTTCGATAAAATATTGTTACTTGATAATTCTATTTTATTAATATTGATAGTCCAGGTTTTAATCATTTGTTTATTATTATAATTATCATTAATTAAATCTAATTCTGATGAATATATTGTTGTTAATTCTGAACTGGTAATTTTACTAGTTAAAATATCTCCATCATCAGCAGCAATATTAGGTTTGCTATCTTTAATGGGCCAATAAACTTTTTCTGCTAGATTAGGATTATCTATAATTTCAGCAGTAACATCTTCACCAGATATCGAAATATTAGAAACCATTACTCCCTGATCATTACAAGATATTGTTAAAGTAACTGGAAATTTTCCTAAAGAATTATAATTTAATTCTTGGGCATCAATTTCTCCAGCATTAACGAGTATATTTGATGCAGATGGTAATAAATACTTAGTATTTATTGAATTTTCGTTTGTTATTGTTATAGATTCTAATCCGTATGCATCATCTTTATTATATTCACTAGATGAAGATTCATAACTTATTTTACTATTCAAATTATATTCTGTTTCAATATAGTAATCGAAATTTACTGATCCATCAGCTTTTGTACGTGGAACACTTGCAACATCATACATTTCTACATTATATAATAAATTTTGTTCTATTGAATAAATTCCTACTCCTAATGTTTCTTTTAGTGAAACATTTAAACTACCAGGAATAAGTAGCCCAGACATTTATATAGTTATTATATAATATAAATTTTACTAATAAAATTACGCTAGATAACAAATTTTTAAATAATAATAAATTTGTTATTATTTATTTAAAAATACTAGTTAATATATTTATGCTGTTTAGTAAAGTCTTCTACCACCTGCATCTAGAGGAATACCTATAGAACCTTGTGTATCATCTATAACCAAAAGATGTCTTGTAAAAACACAAAAAAGAAGCTAATAGACATGCGTTGCTTATATGTTTTAAAAGCCAATAGAGATGATATGTTCAAGTTTGGCATCGCTGGGCTTGATGGAGGCACATCCGCATACGGACGATTGTTGCAATATGTCAACTTCTACGGCAAACAAACCGATTTCAATCAATGTTCGGGAGTGCAGCTACTTTATTTAGTAGGTACTAAATACAATAAGAATGTAGAGACAGCTAACTCTTGGGTGTTTAAGAAAGAAAAATACATAAAAGACCATTTCAAAATAGACAGAATCAACGACGAAAACGGACTCTACGCCGGTAGAGGGAGAGAACGACTTGAAAGCACAAAAGCAAACTTAAATAAAATAATTCGCCTGATTAACGATACTAGCAATAAAACATTTGATGATGTCGAAACTGAGAGAAGAAAATCAGAAAGAATCAAACAAAGTGATCTTGTAGAATCTGATCACGTTGTTAAAATTACCGACCATTACACAGCACCTACAGGAAAAAGTAAAACTCGCTATCGTGTTCATTGGAATAGACCTTATATAATTACAGAGAAAAAGAGAACAGATAAAGGTGGTATTGAAACGACTCGAAAGAGTGTTTCAACAACAGATGAAACAGCAAAAAAGATCATGACTTATACTGGCGGACATGAGGCATTGGCTTTGTATCATAAAACACATGCCTCAAGTAATAAGTTTAGAGATTGATAAAATTATCAAGCACGTATTTCGGTTAGTGTGGCTGTGCTCAGAGTGCCTTCCAAGGAAGAGTTACCATCCAAGTCGGTTGGTAGGCGAGGGGCGGGAGCGCCTGGGCCATTGAGGTAAAGATTGGTTGTTTCGGCTTCCGAGTCGGTGACACGGGCATATAACTCGTAAGTCGTGGCGGTTGCTAAACAATCCTCATCGACGATTTTTATCTCTAAATTTGTGCCACGACTAGTATACGTCTCTTCGACCACTGTTGAAATACCAGTCCAA